TCAGAGTCAGCCTGATCGCTGATTGCGGTCACGGTGTAATGGGCCGTGTGTGCAAAATTGTCGCTCACATCACGGTTTAGATCGACAATCTTCCAAACGTAGGTGTTTGCCATGAAAAAGGAGCAATGGGGTCAGTGTAACTTGAGCGCCCTACGTTGCCATGGGGCGGGTTCCTATCCAGCCTCAAGGGCTGCAACTTTAGTTTCTAAAGTTTCGATCTTGGCGATTGCTTCTTGTAGTGCTTTAGTTAAAACTGCTGTCAATCTATCGTAGTTAATTGCTGCAGGAACCACCTCGGTATCATTTTCATTTCTTGTCAATGTAGATTTTTGGTACATCATTACAACTTCAGGTACCTCGGCGACCATTTCATCGGCAATGAATCCAATTGCAGTTTCAGTGCTGACGACAAGGTTCCCTTCTCTGTCATACTCTTGTGGTGTATATCTGCTGGGTTTTAGATTTTTAACTGTTTCGATTCCATAAGGAAGTTCAGTTATATCTGTCTTCAGCAATCTTGAGGAAGTGTCATACCTTACTTCTTGATCACCAGCACTATATTTTAGTGTCGAGCCAGCAGCAGCGTTACCTGTAATATTAAATAAAAACAATCTCCCCGAGTTGTCAACCCTCATCCGCTCACTAGGGCTCGACGCACCATCGGCAGTAGTGAGGAACATTAACCTGCCCGGCATATCATTAGCGCCGGGAGTGCCGTTTACCTCGCTCCTAATCTCAGCACCCACACTTTGATAGTCAGTTCCGTCAAAACCACAAAATTGTATTCGGCCTAAAGGACCATTTTGTACCACGGCACCGCCTGTGCCAGTACCTTTTGTACCAAAACTAAAATATGCACCAGTATTGTTTGTTTGCGTTTGCAATAGTGTCATCGACGAATTGATTGCGCTTACTTGAAGGCTGCCTTCTCTTCCCCCTATCTGAGTACTTGTAGACGTCCCCACCAACAGCCTGCCACTTGTGTCGAGGCGCATCCGCTCGGTGCCGCCTGTAGCAAACCCAAGATTGTTGTCGCTACCAACACGCCCGATTTCTACACCTGAATTAAAAGTTGAGGTTCCGGTAATTACAAACGTGCCATTTTCTAAGGATAGTTTTTGTGTCGGATTCGACATGCCAATGCCAACATTTCCGTTGTTGTTAACGCGAAACAGTTGGTTGTTGCCGCTATCTCGTATCAGTAAAGCGTGATTCGTATTGCCTGTGCCACCGCTATCGAACACAGGTCCATCAACGCTAGAAGCGGCATCAACATGTAACGAACCAGCAGGCGACGTTGTTCCAATACCAACTTTGCCGGAGCTGTCAACCGTGACGCGTTGTGCTCCAGCCGTTGCAATCGCTAACGTATCGGCCGCACTTCTAAAGAAACCAGTATTTAGATCAGACGAAAATGCAAGACCAGGCGCAGAAGCAGTGCCGTCCTCCATCAACATCGTGCCGTCAAGCTCAAAAATTGTGACCCAAGCGTTGTTCGCTGAGTTTCTCAGCTTTAACTGACCGGTCGTAGTATCAGCCCACCATTGATACGCATATTTGGTCGATGGCTCAGAGCTTCCGCTGTTATTGCTAACGATCGCTGCAAGGGCATTATTTAAATCTGAACGGACTGCCGCGCCAGTTCCATTCGCAATCACATAATCATGGGTAGCCATTTCTTAGCCCGTTGTGGACAGCATTGGCCCCATACTAAACCGCCTTGCCATAACCCACCGCTGCATAGGTGAAGTTTCTATTTACGTTGTTGTTACTGCCATCCAAAATATCTAGGTCAAACCCAGTGGCGCTGACATTACTGACGTTTAAACGCTCGCCATTGCCAAGGTTCTGAATCGTAACCGCAACGCTCGGCAGGTAAGCATTCGCCCCACCAAGTGACGCCGTACCAACAAAGAACGCTTTGTCGAACGCCACGCTCTTAGTGCTAGTACCTGACGCCGTGGTGCCATTGCTATTTTCTTGCCGCCGCTGGAACGTTGCCTCAAAGCCCAATTCATCAATCAAGATGTTTTGCGCGATGTCGGAGCTGTTTAGCTCTGCTTTGAACTGGAACGCTCTAGCCTCAAACGTTCCAGAAACAAACTCTTGGAATGCCCCATAGGTTGGGGTGCCTGTTGGATCGTCATTGGTGCTCCTGAAATACAGCTTGGCGTTGACAGCATCAGCGTCTGTTCCATCAAAATCGTTCCAAGTGTCCACCAATGCAGTACGTGCATCGACTGTGTCGTTAGGGAAAAACGCACGAGTAACAAACCGCCGCTGAAGATCTAATGAGAATCGTGCGCCTAGATCCAACGTATTAACAAACTGATATTCAGCAGAGCTAAGGATGTCGCCTAAGAAGTCAAGCGACGTAATCGCATCAAAATCTGTCACAGCATCAAGATTTTCGTCACCATCGATAATTAACGCATCGAAACCTTCAGAGTAAAAACAATCAGTCTTTGTACCCTGGAACGGTGGGCTGTCCTGATCTTCCCTACGGGTTTGAATAATTAAGCGCCCCAACGTATCGGGGAACTGCATCAAAACGCTGGTTGCATTCGTGCTCTTGTTGCCTAGATCATCTTCAAATTTGGCGAGTATCTCACCAGCAACTAACGGTACGATTGCTTCAGTTGAGTTACCACCAACAGCAGGAATCAAGTCAACAGAGTTAGGCCAAGTAGCTGAACCGTCAGTCAGGTTGCTGTGCTTGATATGTACTAAGCCGTTGACCTTTACATCCAGATCAACCGTTTGATCCCACCTCAAACGAGCACTGTTGGCGCTAATTGCTTCAATTGACAGGTTTTGAATATCGCCAGGGACTGCCGTCTTGCCAACAAGGATAAAAGTAGCTGTTGAGATCTTACTTTGCTTACCAAGATAGTTTCGAGCGAGAACTTGCACGCTTAACGTTCCAGCACGCAACGCCCTTAGCGTGATTGATGGATTACTAGTTAAAAGCGTGGTGAAGTTATCGTTATTGATTTTGTACTTAACCAGAAAGTCGTTTGTTTTGCGACGATCATGACTCCAACTAAAGTCAAAACCAGTGTGGACTGTCTGGCCTTCTTGATATAAAAACTCGCTGCCCGTAAGACTTTCCGGGGCAGAAGGCGCATCAGTAAGATTGGTAATATCTCGCGTTGTCAGCGCAATGTCTTCTTCGATAGTTGCATAAATTGACTCGTTATATGCAATGGCACTAACGCCGTAAACACCATCGCCTGATTCAGCTACCGACAGCACACGAAACTTTTGAACTTGAATATCAGTTGTTTCGATCATGTAAACCGCAGCAGCATTGGGCGCTTCACTAAAGGCTGCCGTCACTGTAATTTCTGCGTTTGAAATGCTGCTTATGCTCCTGGTTTCTGCTAAACCAGTTGGCATCATTACTGAAATGGTTGGACTTTTTGTAGTGTCTACCGAAAAATCAGTGGTGCTATCGATTGTGATAACAGTTGTGGTTGCAGAACTGACTCGTCCACTTCTTCGCGTTCCACCACGCAAAGGGTCGGCAATATCAACCACCATGCCAGGGCGGACAATGATTCCGCTGTCGATTGCAACAGCAAACTCACAAGTCTCAGTCAGGTTTTGCTCTGAAAGTAATGTCCATTTACCAAGACGATGAGCTTGACCTTGGCTATAACAACCGATGGACTTAATGTCTTTTTTGATAATGCCATATTTGGCAACGGCTGCATGATCTTCAACATATTCATACTCAATACCGCCACGGGTGTCGTATGACTGCCATGCCACAACAGCAACGGTATGACGAGACTTTTGTGCAGACCCAGAATAAGAAAAAGTTCCTCCAGCAACATTAGACGGACCAAGTAGATACTGAGAATCTGCAGGCTTATCTTGCAGTAACACCAACGATCCAGAGCCGTAATATGCAATCCCCCGGAAAATACCAGTTAGCTGTTGAATGACGTTATAAACCTCATCCCTGCTATTAATTAGCATGTTGAGGCTGAACCGTGGCTCCTGACCACCTTTGCCGTCGTCTACAAGACTCGCGCAATACTGACTAATCGAGAAAAAGTCATAGCGATCGAGCGTGTCTTCTGGGATTCCTGCCCCATATCGATCATTAATCAACAAGTCATACAAACACCAGGCTGGATCGTTTGTCCAAGTTGCAGCCTGAAACGTTCCATCCCAAATGCCGGAGTACGAAATCCTTCCCAGATGCGTGGTTGTGTCTACCGTTGCATTGCTTGGAATCTTGACCTTGATGCCTCGAATTAGATATTTTCGGCTAGGAACACTGCCAAACTGACGAGAATCAAAACGCAGGCCAACTAATGCAGAGTTTGGATAGCGAAACTTTTCATCAATAATCTCAGTATAAGCTTGAAAAAATGTTGAGCTAGCGCGGCGCGTGCTTGTTTCATCAGCACTGACACGTACCATCCGAATATCAATAGGAAAAGCACCACTAAGCGTGATCATGTAATCACGCTGATACTTTGCGCTGCTTTTGCCTGAAATCGTGTCCGAAACTACGTCGTTAAAGCCACCGCCGTTATATTGGATTTGAAGTTTAATTGAGACTGAGTGCCCCGTAATGTCGCCATCGTCTTCGACAATTCGCAACGATGGAACTGTTAATGTGACACGTACCCGATCTACATCGGTATCTGTAATTGATCGAGTAACGGGAGTGCTGTTTGAAACCTCAGCATTAACCGCTTGTTCGGACTGAGTTGAACCAAAGTCGCCGGAAATATGGGTCTGAGTTTGAGTTCCGGTGCGTGTAACAACCTCAAAGCTTTCAAAATTATTTGAACCATCGGCATTCTCAATCGGCGTATCTTCTAAAAAAATGCTTTTATTGCCATTTTCTAAACCTTGAATTTCGCCTTCACTAATTACGTCAAGGACATTGGCAAACTGAACTGATTGGAGCGTATCATCAGCCTCTGTTGGTGTGTGCGAGCCGCCACCGCCTTTGCCGCCGCCACCGCCACCAGAGCCAGCAACATATTT